TATACGTTTTTTGTCGGTGTCGGTGTCTTCTGGCTTACCTATACGTTTTGTGTCTTTGTCTTTGTCTGGGTCGGTGAATGACTCCCCCCACAATTTGTCTGGGCCGGTGTCTCCTGGCTTACCTATACGTTTTGTATCGGTGTCTCCTGGTATTGGTTTTTTACCGGGTTTAGGGTCTGGTTTAGGGTCTGGTTTAGGGTCTGGTTTAGGGTCTGGTTTAGGTGGTGGTCTTTTAGGTTTGTCTTTGTCGCGACCCAACCACATTTTCAAACCTTTCAGCGCTGTCAGTGCTGCAATTATACCACCTACTAACAGTTCTAAGAGGGGTAACAACTTCGATAAAGCATTTCCTAAACCTTTAAGTAGACCCGACAACCCGTCTAACCCAATACCTTTTCCTTTTCCTTTTCCTTGTATCTTTATTAATTTATGTAAGTCGTCGTCTATATGTTTTAATACTTTGTATATTCTTGTTGAGCTTCTTTTAGTTTCCATTCTTGATTCTATGGAAACTTTATCATTTGAAACGCCAGATGGTACTAGTGGGTTGGAATTTTCAGTTGGTTTTGATATTGATGATAACTTTGTAGGTGTCAAAACGGAAGTTTTGACATTATCTGTGATATTGTTTTCTTGCCCTAATCTAGATGCTCTTTCATCTCGTTCTACTTTGTCTTGTTTACGTCTTTCTATTATATTAGAAACACCACCAATAGATTTTTCTGTTAGTTTTTGAGCACCACCCAGTAACATTGCCAGCATTGGAGAACCAGCCATTACACCAAGTGTTGATGCTTGGAAGTCAAATCCTCTTTGTGCTATAGATTGACCTTTTTCTTGGACAGTCTTCCCCAATCTAGTAGATAATGAAGTTTCATTTTGGATTATTTGTTTTTGTTCTTTTACTATTTGGTCTAATACTTTTCGTTCAGATTCATTTATTTTTGTATTAGATTCTATATATTGAGATATATCAGTTAGAGAATCACCTAAATGTTTTAATGATTTAGTATCATTTACATTGGTAGAGTTTAATACTCCCTCAATTTCATTTAATAATGTTTTAGATGATTCTGATTCTAATTTATCTTTCTCTTTATTTACGGCATCATTTAAATTCGATGATTTAACATTATTGGTGATTGATTTTAATGAAGGCATATCGACTCTCTTTTATTATTATTATTTTTTTCCAGATCCAATATATAGACCAAACCAAGCAGCACCAACACCAGTAATGACTGATATTAATGCTGTTTGTTCTGGTGTTGGTGCAGATAACGACATAAACCATATGATTGATTTATATAATAAAATCATATATGTAGATATGAATATTCTTGGGAATATTCTTAAAGAATCTATAGCTTCAGATAATTTAATTATTTTGTTTGATAAATTTATCATTATGAATTTCTTGCCTTATATCTTATTCTTTCTTGTTCTCTTAAATATTCAGATAATAGTGATACATATATATCTCTTTCATACGGAATCATATTATCTAACTCAGTCAATGAATATTTATGATATTGCATTAATGCAAAATTTGTTTTGTAATGATCAAGTAGTGTATCATGATATAGACTTATACGAAAAAATCAGTTATTCCTGTTAAATGTATATTGTGAGTAAAATCACAATGTTCACATTTTATATTAGATTTAAATGTTGTTTTTGGAAGACCATCAAAGAAATTATGCAGTTCTATAAATTGTGTTGATGTTAATGATTCTAAAAATTCTACTACTTCTTCATGAGGAAAATCTGATACAAGAAATTTGGTATCATTTTCCATAATATATTGCATTGAATTAACAATTATTTTCATATCAGATAACATTTCTTTGGCATCTGTATTAGCCAATTCTGTTATTAATTTATAATCTGGGTATTTCATAATAACAGATATTGAGTCGTTGATTTTTATAATATTTGAATTTTCTTTTAACCCCTCAATAGTTACCTCATCTAGATCTAAATCAAATGGTATAGTTTTCATTTTCTCGTTATTAGGACATTCATGTTCGTATGTTAGATTTATTATATTGCCTACTGATTTTGAACGTAGGTTGATAAATATATATTCCAAGTCAAATGTAGATAAATCATCTATTAATAATTCAGATATTACACAGTTGTTTACAATTTGTTTTATAACTGTTGATATTTCATTTTCATTTGCATCTTTACTTTCTTTTGTCATTAATAATACTTTTTCTTCTTTCACTAAAAAAGGTCTATAGGTTATAGTTGTTTTAGTTGATGGTACAATCAATTCATATGTTGGTGCTGATATTTTTGGTAAATTCATAATATTTCCTTTTCTATTGTTTAAAAACTTATTTAGTATTTATTTTGTGGTCCAATATTCATATGCAAATGAAACATCTATTGTTGCTGGGGTGTCATTTGCATATCCATAAGATATATTTCCTATACCTATTGGATATGCTTTATGAAATGTTACTACATTTGTCGGATTTCCCTCTTCTGAATATGTCATAACGTTGATGGTTGCTTTTGCGAAGTCAGAATACATTTGTACACTTCCAACTGAACCTTCAGATTCATGAGATGGTATTATTCTTCCCATCCATTGTGAGATATGTGTTCTTTGTGAAAGTTTTTTATCAAGCAATAATGTTAATACTAGATCCTCGTATGTTGTAGTATATGGAACCTTTTTTATTGGACCAGTACCGTCTATTACATCTGAAGTTGATATTTGTTTGCCTGGTAAAGCAAAGGATTGTAATCTATATTCTAAACTATCTATTAAGTCGGAGTTTCCCGCTCCAGTTATGGTAACGGAATATCTGTTTGCTTTGTTATAACCATATGTTGATAAATTAGTTTGAAATGAGTTTATATTAAACATTATATTAACCTTTTCTGTTCCATATTTTAGATGGAGATGATTTTTTAAATTTTTGTACCGGTAGGAATATAGCTATATCCCATTCATTTGCTTCTATGTTCATTAAATTACTTCTTACATGTGATATCAGATATTGTTTGACACATGGTTTTATCATATTATATTTAGATATTTTTTTTAATACATTGTATGATAGAGCCAGTTTTGTACTTCTGTCGTATCGTTTATTATTAGTGATTGTTGATAGTGATTCCATGATCACCAGCCGATCCCTTGGCGATACGTAGTGCAGATTAATTCCCAGAAAACCTCCCTTGTTAATATCTACTACAAATATTAAAGGGAACTCGTCATAGTATGGCAAAATCTTTGCATGTTTAGGACTGTAATAATAGCAGTACATTTTTCCAACTGTGATAGCAGAAGAAAATCTTTCCTTGTCTAACATCAGGGTTGTTCTAGTTATGCCAGATTGTCTTACTTTTGATCTAAACCACTCTCTAGCTTTGTGTGTGTTTGCTTTTATTCCAGACGATGACAGCCGTTGTAGTAATTGTTTAAAATTGGTTTTACTCATAATATATGTTCTTCTGTTAGTATTTTAAATTCCCAGTTTCTTGTTTGACAATATTTTTGTGCGTATTGCCACTTTGAAGAGTTCACTGCCCATTTACTCATTTCTGTTAAAAATGTGGTTCGTCGTTTCCTTTTTCCCTGTAAAGGTTTAATTGTTTCTTTGTGTGGTTTTATTTCTATCATAATTATTTTGAATTGGTTGGTGTTATCTTTAATTTTAATTAAAAAGTCTGGGTAATATTTATGATATTTGTTATCTATTGGTGATACATAGGGAACATATAATTCTTCAGAAGACCAAGACACTATATTGTTATTAGAGTCACAATATTTCATGAATCGTTTTTCCCACGATGACCTGTATATGATATTATTTTTATTTCCTATATATTTATTAATATTTTTTAATTTGTATTTGCCTTTATAAAATCTCATTATATTTAATTACTAAATATATATATTTATAAGAATTAAATTTATTAGGAGTGGGTTTAATGGTTTGGTCGGATTTTAGTGTTAGTTGGGTGGATGTTGAAAAAGCATTTCCTGGGTATGGCGATGATGATGATACCGATGAGAAAGGTATTGAAGGTAATGATTCGGAGGAATTGGCTCGGTTGTTAAATAATTTATCCATGAATGGATTAGAATCAATAGAGTCAGATGATATTGCAGCTGTCGGATTAACACCGGATCAGTTTGAAAAGTTTGCTGATCAGATTGGTGCTTCAAAGGTGTATAAGGATTCTTTACCTATTCCTGCAGCCGCGGTAGATGATGGTGAAAAGATATCAAAGTCTAAAGAACCAGAAAGCAAACCAGAAAGCAAACCAGCGGCAGACTCCGGTAAATCAATACCTACTAAACCACCCGAACCACCCGGACCAACAGAAAAGGA